GTAAAAGTCCGAGTCTTTCGCATAGCGGTTACGCACCCGGGTCCAAGCATCCAGTTTCATTCGAGCGATCTTTTCTTCCGACTCCCCGGCCAATGTCATGCGGCGCTCTTCCTGCTCGATCCATTCGGCCGACGCTTCAAAACGAGCTTTTGCCGCTTTTTCTTCCTCTTTGGCTTGTTCTTCGCGGCGCTTTTTCTCGTCTTCGGCCATTTGCTGCTTAAGCTGATAGATTTTGACCTCGATATCCCTCCGGATTTCACCGTTGTTTTTGTACCTCTGTTCCAGCCGTGCCAAATAAGCGAGTTCGTCTTTCTCGCTCATCTGGTTGAGGTCCTTTTTGTATTGCATATACTTGAGCGCTTGCTGATATTGCTCCTCTTGGATTTCAGCCAGCGTCTTCTCCTTCTTTTTGGACTTTTTCTTATCGTCTCCCGCGGCTCCCGTAGACGCAGGAGTATCAAAATACTTATCCAGCGTTCCGGATGTAATGGCCGCGATTTGTTTATCGATTTCGTTGATCGTCAACTGGTACTGGTTTACATTTTTCTGCGCCTGTGCAGCCAAGCCGCGGGCCGCAATGTCGCCGACAAAATCAATCGCTTTGCTCAAACCAGCCGGCAATTTGCTCCCAATTTTTGTTTCCGAAAAATCCGCCTCGGCAACGGCCATAAGCGCTTGAACCTGTTGTTTCGCGAGTTTCAACTTTGCTTCCGTCTCAGCGCGCCAGGCTTCAAGTCTTTGCTTAGATGCGGCTGTCGCTTCGTTTACGGATGCCTTCTCCGCATCGATTAAGTTGTAAATCAGGTCTGTATTCCTGATATGCCAACGACCTTCCGCGTCAAGCTGGGTCTGCAAGCCTGGATATTCTTGCTGCAGTTGCTTGACGACTTGGGTCAATTGGTTTTTCTGATCGACCGTCAGTTTGGTTTGCTTGTCCAGCTTTTCGTATTGTTTTACCAGCTGGTTGACCGAATCGATGTGCTTGATTTGTGCTGCAGCCTCGCGAAGGTTTGCCTCTTCTAGTTTCATCAAAGCCGGAATCGAAGCATTAAGCTGATCGTTCAGCTTCTGCAGCACTCGAGGGGCGTCCTCTGGCGTGTTAATGCCCAATTGGGACAACTGCTTGTCAACCTCTGCGAGGTTTTCCTTAAGGTCGGATATCTGCCGGTCCAGCTTGAGGATTTCGGCCCCACTCTCATTGGAGATCAGCTTCGCATTTCGCTCGTCATTCAGCTTGTTCAGTTCTTCTTGGAGTGACTTCCTTTTCTCAAGGAGTTCATTCAGCGTGTCGATGTCTTCCTGGAGCTTTTTCACGTCTTCGGCGGACCGATTCAGCGGGGATTCGGAAAGCTTTTGGTTCAGCTCGTCCTGGTTCTGCGCGAACTTCCAGACGGATTCGGCCGCGGCATCGGCCGCTTGCTGATAGGCCCATATCCCCCCTGCTGCCGCGCCGATCAGCGTAATGATGGTCCCCCAACCGCCCATTGCTGTTTTAAGTACCGTGAATGCGGTAGCCAGTCCTCCAACCACCGCGATAAATGCCGTGAATGCGGTTGTTGCCGCAACAACACCCGCAACGACTTCCTTGTTCCCATCCGCAAACAAGGCAAACTGCCGGATCAGCGGCGTCACCGTCTCCATCAAGTCTTCAAGAACGGGAAGGAATGCTTCGCCTAATTCCACGCGGGCCGTCTGCAACGTCTGGTTAAACGTCGCTTGCGTCCCGGTGTAACCGGTCATGGCCGAATCCGCGTTGCCTGCGAATATGGCCGACTCCTGCATAATGCCGTTGTATGCGGCCTGTATTTTCTGCGCATCGGTCAGCTTCGCCGCCGTCGTGCCGATCGACTTGGCATAGCGGTCATACATGACGGAGAGGTTGGTTGTGATGCCGGCCGCGTCTGTCAGTTCCGAGTTACCCATTTTGATCCCTTGCGCCACTTGCCGGATCGCTTCGTCCCATTGCAAATGCGCCTCACGGTTGTACACCGCGGCGTCAGCGGTGGCAATGATGATGTCTCGCGTTTGGTCAAGCGTAAGCCCGGCCGTGAGGTACGTCTTAACCGTATCGGCCATCACCGCCTTATTCAGGCCCCAGCGATCAGCGAGCTCATCCGCGAGGTCCGCGGATTTTTCAACGTCGATGTTGAGCGCCTTCGACACTTCCGATAGGCCGGAGTAGGACATGGCAAGCCGCTGAGCTTCGTCGGCAAGGGTTTTGACGGTCGTCGTGAGCTTCGCAAAGGTCGCGCCGGCGCCGATTGTAGCAATAGCGGAGCCAAGCCCTTCCATTGAGTTGTGCACGCCCTTGACGGACTCTTCGGTTTTTTGTGCCTCCGTTGCAACTTGCTTCAACTCGACTTCGACCTTCTGAATTTGTTTGCTCTCAACACCCATTCGGCGCAGTTCTTCGACGATCGCTTCCAAGCTTTTTTCAAGTCGGGACGGATCGATATTCCTCAGTACCGCCTCAATCTTTTTCAGCTGATCCGTATTGGCGCCGATCTTTTCCATAACGCCACTGAGATCGACAAAGGCTCTCGATGTCTTTTTCCCCTCGTCCCCGAGGTCAGTCAGTTCCTTCTTGACGGCCTTGATTTCTTGCTTTATCTGTGTCGCTTCCGCGACAAGCCGCGCACGCAGCTCGCCGATTTCCGTCGCCATGTGTTACCCACCTGCCTTCATGCGCGCCAGCAGCGCTTGATACTGTTCCTCCGCCGATTTCGGCGGTTCCTTTGGAGGCTTCGGCAGTTTGGATTGCAGCCTCTCCATGATGCCTTCACGCACCTTCTGATCGGCATAATGCGGGAACGAGGAAACTTCGATATTCTCAATCAATTCCTTCGCCCGGCGCTCGCCGGAAAGCTCGAGCAGCCGCGGCAGATCGATCCAAGCATATTCGTTTTCGATTTCGTGCTGCGTCTTGCCGAGCGTGATACAACACCGAAGCACAAATTCATCAGCGGTTATTCTTTGGCCTGTTCCATCCGCCGCAGAATCGATTGGACGAACTGCTGAGCCATCGGTGGAATCAGGCCGCTGACGTTTCCCAGGGCGGCGTTGATGTCGTTTCGCTCCCATGTGAGCCGCAAGAATTCGGTGCATTCCGCGATACTGGCGTGCTCGTCCAGGTATTCGATCGGTAGGTCGCTCAAAAGCGACGTCAGTTCGTAGATTTCATCTATCGCAATATCGGCGGCAGCCACGATGAACACCGCTCGTTCGTTTTCTGGAGTCAGGAAAAGCTTAACGAGGAAATCCCCGATCGTGCCAATGTGTTCGGTCAGCTTTTTAAGGCGCGCACGGGTCAGTTTCGGGATTTCGACTTGCTTTTGGCCGAGTTGGACTCGTTCTTTTTTGAAAAGAGTAAACATTATGATTCCCCCTCGTGGGAAAATGAGAAAGGGGCTGTCCCAAAATGGCAGCCCCTACTTTCTTTGTACCGGTCTTCAGGCCGTTGCTGTAATATCGCCCCAGGTGTAAAGCAACCCGTATTTGGTCGGGTCCGTGCTGGGGTATGCGGCCGCCGAAATGGTGAACCGCAAGTTGTTGTCAAGCAGGAAACCGGCATTCATGTCGAACTTTACAGCGCACGATTCGATGTAAATGAATCGGCTCGGATCCGTCACGCCGACAGGTTTGATGACAGCGCGTTTGCGCGGCAGTTCTTTGCCGGCAAGACCGTACACTTCGTATTTGATTTTCGTAGGCGTCGTGCCGTCCACGACCTTATCAGCGTTCGGGTTGAACGAAACGACTTTTTCGAAGTCCATATCCGGCGTTTCGAAGTTGATCGTGCCGGTCGTTCCGGTGGCAATCGACTTGACCGGAGCTGTGCCGAACTGGTCGACCGTCGGCTCAAAATAGGTCGTTTGGGTTTGGAACGTGATGCCGCCTTGCGTCAGGTCAATCGTGATGGCATCCGTTTCTTCCTCCCCATCCTCGTCAATCCCCCACACAAAAATGCCGGGACCGGCATAGATTTTTGTCACGTCACCCATTGGTCATGCCTCCCTCGTATAAAACACAAAATTGGTAGAGTACATTGGTCTATCCTTGTCGTCGAGGCCGAGGTAAATCGGGCTGGACTGAAGCGCCAAACACGAAAACACACTCGAGCTACCGACCATAAAATTCGCACGCCGGTGCAGGTGCTTAATAAGCCCCTTCGCCAGTGTCTCTGCAGCTGCCATATTGGCTGGGTTTGACTTATATGACTTGCCCTTAACGATCACCTGGTATGTCGGGCGCTCGGTAGGAACGTAGCCGTGTGGCGCGTATCCACCGGTCCCAAAGACGAAGAGGCAGGGCAGTTTCGCTTCCGGCAAATCGGCCGGGATAAAGTTCGGGTCCGGGTAGACGGTATAGCCGGCGGTTGTCAGATATTGAATCAGATCGCTCGCAAGCATCGCGTCACCCTCCCAATACCTTAGAAAGTTCTTCAAGGATAAGCTTTTCGTTCATCTTCAGCGCGTTCTCCAAGAACTTCTTTCCCGGCATGTACCCGTTGTACGAACCCTTGCTGAGCGTTTTTTCGCCCGGTTTCAGTTCGACGATTGCGCCGCTTGCTGTCTTCCGGAATCCTTCATGCTGGACGACAGCATAGTCATCAACCTCAGGACTTGCGCCGAAGTCAATGTACATACTCGCGATCGTCCGCTTGACCTCGCCAACAACCAACGCCGCCTCCAGATCACCCTCATCCACCGGCGCCAGCCGCTTGGCGTCATGGATAACCTTCAGCGCAAGCTTGGTCAGCGTCTCTTCAAGACGGCGATCGATATCGGATTCCAGCTTGTCCAGTGCCCCGATTATCGCCTCGATACCATCCAGGCTGAAACTAAAGATTTTGCGGTCGGCCATAGACGATCACCTTCTTCACGTCGTCGGTCCCGATAAACTTCCGTACTTCGATATGCGCCACGTCGCAGCG